AAAAGTTTTCAGAATCAACATCTCTTATACTGCCTTGCAAGCCTAAACGTTTTTTATAAATAGGAGAGTTTAATGATTTTCTGTAAAACTCATCAATCTCATCCATTTCTGCGCTTCTCTGGCCTGACGGAGTTGTTGTAGAATATATATTAGGATCTATGGTGGGAGAAGTGTAAACAAAATCTTTTTTCTCTACATCATCACCGTTATCGTATTTTTTTCTTCTTTTTTTCATTAGTACAGTTTTTGCAAATTTATTACTGGTAGTTCTAGAACAAAATAAGAACCCTCTCCTGCAACCATAGTTTTAGCTTTTATAGAATATTTTTTTAAAAGTTTATTTAAATCTGTTGATGCTTTCTCAGCTTCAGATTTATCTATAAACAATGCGCAGTTTTTTTCTCCTTTTACAGTATTGTAGGGACAGCTATAATTATTAAGTTTTTTATAAGAGTTATGTTGAACTAGTGGTAAATACTTTGTTACATCTCTAAATCTAGATATAAGTAATTTAAAACCATTAAAACTATGACAATGTTCAGTATTATCTATGATACCGTTTTTAGGTACATACTCTTTTAAATAACTTAATGCTTTTCCTGCTAACATAAGACTATCGAAAAAAATAGTCAGCTTATATTTTCCTGAGTTGTTTTCTAATCTTAAATAATTCTTTTTCTTTCTAGAATCTTTAAAAAAGTTAAAAGAATGCGGAGCTATAAAAAGTACGTTATTATTAATTATATGATAAGACAGTTTAGAGTCTAATACTCCAGATTCTATTTTTATATCCTCTTTGGTTTTAGTTAGGAATCTAGAAATTACCTGTGTCTTTATTGATTCAGCGTTTTCAAAAACCTTATGCGTCATAATCGTACTCTGTTGGAGTAGCATATGCTACAGCTGTTATTTCATTAAAGTCTGCGTAGTCAACGCCATCTACTTCAACTTCAGCATAAGAGTTTAGATTACCTATTAGTTTTCCTAGTTGTTCCGCAATATACACCGAATAGTTAGTAGTAGTTGTTAATACTATAGACTCATTGTACAAGGCTTTTGTAGAATGCCTATTAGTTTCTTGATGGCTTTGAGGGTTTATGCTTCCGTTAGAAAGATATACTACGACACTAGTAGTAGAAGCTACTTTAATTAAAGATATATTTGTTGTAGGAACAATATACCTGTTATTGCTATTTATAAAACTAACTATCCCTGGCATTGTTAATTAGATGAAGGAGATTGATTTTTATTTAACTCTCTTTCTTTTTGATTTATCTTAGACTGCTCAATATCCATCTTTCGATCATTTATACGAGCATCTTCTTGTAATCGTTGCATATCTATATCATCAGAAATACCGTTATTGTTTATATCAGAATCTGTTTGATTTTTCATACGCGCAATCTCAAGTTTAGTATCGTTATCTTCTTTATTCATTTGATACTTTAACTGTTGCTCTTGTGCTTTTTGTTGTTGTTGCATTTGAGCTATTTGCTGTTGAGATTGTTGTTGTTGTTGAGCAGCTTGTTGTTGTATTTTCTGTTGTTTATCTTCAGCTTGCTCTAATAGTGTTTTAAGTTCTGCTGTGGATTCTGTAGTTAACATTTTAACAACATCAGACAACCCAGCCATTTGATTTTGTATAGCGGCTTGCGATAAAGATTTAAGAGCCATGTAGACTTCTTGGTCTTTAGCAGAGTTAGAAACAAATACACCGTAGCTAGAATTAGTAAAATCGTTTACTTCTATATTCAACATCTGAATAGACATGTCGTCCATTATATATTGAATTTTTTTATTTTTACCTCCATCCCACGCAGCTTTAGAAACTTCTATCATAGCTGTAAGAACATTTTCTTTTACATAGTTATGTGCGTAAAATAATTCTTCTGTAATATGACTAGATTGTATAACAGCTTGCTGAGAAGACCCTACTAACTCATTAGGTCCTACTTGACCTTGTCTTTGTTTAGATACTCCAGATACTTCTCCACATTGAGCTTCTAGATATTCTAAAAGACCTATTTTTTGTTGGATAGTTTGAGCCATAGATAGATCTATAGACTGCCAAGTATTAAATGAATTACTTTTACCTCGTTGACCTTCTTCATGAGGGTTAACCCAAGCAATTCCCATAGCATCAAAATAATACAACCACTTATCCATATCCATACCCAAAGAACTTGGGATTTGATTAATATCACCGAGGAACTTTTTACCGCGATCCGAAGCTAGATCTATCTCAAGGCGGTACATAATGATATTATAAAGATACTGGTAAGGCTTCATTCTATCAACCATAGAAACTGAAGCAGCGTTAATATTATTATAAGTAAATCCGAAATAACCGAGTTTAGCCTCATGAAGGTTGTCAATGTCTTTATGCTGATTTGGTTTAGGTCTCATGTTTACATAAACATCAGATCCTATTTTTGTCCCTTCCCATATTTCAGGAATCCACATCCATTTTAAATCAATATCTCCCTTTGCCTCATCTTTTTTATAAGTCTCGTCTACTACTACTTCTTGTGTTTGACCTTCTATATCTTGATAAGTTAAAAAACCTATTTTACGCAAAGATCTCCACTCACAGTGAGTAACTCTTATATATTGAGAACCGTCTTCATCAAAATCAAAAGTCATTAGGTCACTAAAATGTTGATCGCTATGATCGTAATTAAAACCATCTTTACTTCCTAATGCATTCGATCTTCCAACTGCATTTGAGTCAGAATACAAATCTTTAATTTCTTTTTCAGAAAGATACTCACCAAAAACATCTACTACAGAACCAGGAGTCATTCTCATTGTATATTTTGCCCACTGACCATCTTCAATGTTATCTAAATCAGGGTCTTTATCGTAATCAAAATATAAAGGGTTAACAACTCTCATTTCAGGTTCACCATTAACAACTCCAGTCCAATAAACTTCTTCACCCGCAATTAATGCGTGTTTCCAACCTTTATTAAACTTTTGTCTAAGGTGTAGCTTTTTTTCAATGTAGTTAAGTATTTTTTGCCCTTGAATCTCTTTTATATCTTGGTATTCTCTTCGCATGTACTCTTCAATTTCTTTAGGAGTTTTAGCTTGAACAGCTTGCTGCATCTGTTGCTGCATTTGCTGAGGGTCTTGCGATTCTTGTGGGGCGCTTGCGGCTAGTTCTGTCTGTGCTTCTTGTTGCACACGTTGCATGATAGTTTGATATACATAATCTTTTAGTAATCTAGCTTTTTCACGCTCTTTCTCAGAAATAGCTTCAGAGTTTGTAGTAACTACTCTAAAATTAAAAGGTCTTTTTACTTCTTCACCAAATAATACACGTAATTTAGGAGATATAATATCATAATGTCTAAGCTCTGCAGGCATTTCACCTACATCCATACCATAAGGTTTACACACATATTCAAAATCATCTCTATCTAATTTACCATTAAATAGATCATAGTTAACCTTCTTTCTTAAATTTTCAGGTCTACCGTCATACCCCTCATTAGCGTACCTCTCTATTTGATCTAGTACGTCTTTAGCCCATTTAAAATCACTGGCTTTCTTTTTAGAGTAACTTAACTTTTGTTGTGGGAATATATATGCCATCTTATTTGGAAATAGTAATACCTACAAATATAGTAAAATAAATGTTAATATACTAGCGTTTTCGTTTGAACATGTTGTCTAGGTTGTCTACAAGAAAGCTTGCAGCACTATTTTTAGGCTCTTCGGGTAATATTTCGTGCTCATACGACTCTTCAACTGTAAACATTAATTGCATAAGAGACATTACTCTATCAAAGTTTCCTCCTCTATGATACTGTATTAATTCTTCAATTAAGGCTGGAGCAGGAATAAGGTCCATATTGTAAATCATACTACCATCATCGTTTTTACCCCTTTCTGTCCATAACCATCTAAGTATAAACTTCTCTCCCGCGTCTTTCATTCTGTCGTTCATATGACAACCTTTTATTCTGGAGACTGTAGAAGCTTTAATTACTTTAGATATTACGTTGTCTGGTTGGTTCGCGAGCAGGTGCATTTTTCCACGTCTTTTGAAGTACGACAACACTTCACCCCTGTCGTTTTCAAACATGATTTCTGCCCCTCCGTAATACTCTGACAACAACTCGAGGTTCCTGTTGTAGATCTCGATATTCTCAGGACGACCAACATACTCTGCCACGATCTCGTCATAACCGTAGTCAAATTTTTGATATGATTTATAAACATAAGCTGAATTTAATGATTTACTACCAGACTTGTCAAATGCTACAGGGTCAAGACCTATTTTATATAAACCGTAAGGTATTTTCTCAGGAGGATGTTGATACACAATAGGGCATCCCTCTTGAGGATCGTTTGGTTTATGAGGAAACTTATTTATAGGAAAAAACTTGTTAGTCAAGTCTGGCTTAAACCTAACAACGCCTTCTTCTTCGTGTA